ACTGCACCTAAAATTAAGAATTTACAAGACTACGAAACTACATACGAAAGCGCAAGTAACAACTGGAACTGGGCAGCAAGAACTCCTGGCACAAAGGGTAACTCTATCGGTATCTTCGTAACTGACTCTGGTGCTGACCAGATCGCAGTTCTTCCTGCTCCTGGATCAGGTAACGATCACGAGTTCGTTTCTGGTGAAGCACTTAGCGTTTCTGCTACTGGTGCAGCAGGTAAAGTTTTCAAGTATAGCATCGTCCTTACTGTTGGTTCTGTTGTTGGAAACTTCGTTCCTGGAACTACAACTACTATCAGTATTTCTGGTTCTGCTCAGACTGTGACTCTGCTTGCTTATGACGCAGGTAACGGAAAGATTGAAATCGGAATGCCTTCTGGTGGTATCACTGGTATCATTGCTGATGGTCAAACTATTACTCAGGGTTCTAACACTGCAGTAATCGAAACTTCTGGTATCGAAAGAAGACTCTATATCGTAAAAGATAAGGGATCTGTTGATTTCGCTGCAACTGATAGCATTGCTGACACTAACTCCACTGCTGTTGCTATCTCTTCTGTAAGAGTTGAGTATGATGAGCGTGAGTATCTTCCTGGTCAGAAATGGGTTGAAGTTGCTCCTAGACCTTTAACTTCTTCTTACACTTCTGCCAACGGTGGATTCAGAGATGAAATGCACATCTTGGTGACTGACGTTGATGGTAAGATTACTGGCAACCCAGGAACTGTTCTTGAAAGATACATCGGTGTTTCTAAAGCATCTGATGGTAAGTCTTCTCTTGGAGAGACTAACTACTACGTTGAAGTTATCAAGCAGAAATCTGCTTATGTCTTCTGGGGTGAGCACGAGAGTGGTTTATTCGCTGCTACTGCTTCTGCTTCTGCAGGTAACTGGGGACAACTCGCTGCTGACAGACAGTTCAACTTACTTCGCTCAACTGCAGGTACTGTAAACTATCCTACTGGAGTTGTTACTCTCGGATCTGATGAGAACGCTACATTCTACTATCGTCTCGGAAGTGGTGCTGACTATGCACTTTCTGGTGGTGAGTATACTATTACTTCAGCTGGTCTTGCAACTGCATATGGATTGGTGGATGACCCAGAATCACAAGTCATCGACTTCATCTTAGCAGGTCCTTCTGGTGCAACCGACTCTGCTGCTGTTTCTAAAATTGCTTCTCTTGTAACCATTGTTGAAGAAAGAAGAGACTGCATCTTATTCGTTTCTCCTCGTAGAGCAAACGTAATTGGCGTTAGCAGTGCAGCAGTTCAAACTACTAACATCATTAACTTCTTCGATCAATTACCTAGTTCTTCTTACATGGTATTTGATTCTGGATACAAGTACATCTACGATAAGTACAACGACGTATACAGATACGTTCCTTGTAACGGTGACGTTGCAGGTCTTTGCTTACAGACTACTGAAGTTGCAGAACCTTGGTTCTCTCCTGCAGGTTTTGCTCGCGGTCAGGTTAGAAATGCAATCAAACTTGCATACACTCCTAACAAGACTCAGCGTGACAGACTTTACTCCGCAAGAGTTAACCCAATCGTCTCTTTCCCTGGTCAAGGTATCGTTCTTTACGGTGACAAAACTGCACAGGCATTTGCTTCTGCATTCGATAGAATCAATGTTAGACGTCTCTTCCTCACTATTGAGAGAGTTATCGCAGGTGCTGCTAAGGCACAACTCTTCGAGCAGAATGATGAGCAACAAAGAGGACTCTTCCTCAACATTGTTGAACCATACTTGAGAGATGTTCAAGGTCGTCGTGGTGTAACCGACTTCTTAGTTAAGTGTGATAGCACTAACAACCCACCTGAGTCTGTTGACAGAGGTGAGTTCAACGCTGAGATCTTCGTGAAACCAACACGCACTATCAACTACATTACTCTAACCTTCGTTGCTACTAGAACTGGAGTTTCTTTCCAAGAAGTCGCAAGTTAAGTAAAATAAAAAACCTCTGAAAAAACGCTTTGTTCTAAATAATAGGACAAAGCGTTTTATATTAACCTACCATGGCAGGAATTCAATCTTTTAAATCAAGAGTCGCGGGAGATTTCTCCAGACCTAACCTGTTTAAGTGCGTCGTTGACTTCCCTACAGGTGTAACTGGAAAGGACGAAGCATCTAAACTCGGTGAGTTCACCGTTAGAGCAGCAAACCTTCCTGCTACTCAGTTGGGAATCGTTGAAGTCCCTTACAGAGGAAGAGTTTTGAAGATCGCGGGAGACCGTACCTTTGAACCTTGGACTATCACTATCATGAACGATAAGAACTTCGTTCTCCGTAACGCATTTGAGTCATGGGCACAAGGTGTTCAAGAGTATACTCAAAACGTTACTACTGTAGGCACAGATGTTAACTCTTACTTCAAGGACATGAGAGTCATCCAGTATGACAGATTCGGTGACTTGAAAGATTCTGCAGATGCAGAAGCAGAACCTAACGTTCTTGCAGAGTACCGTTTCTATGATACTTTCCCAACTAACGTTGCAGCGATTGATCTTGATTACGGAAGCAATGATGCCATCTCCGAGTTCACCGTTGAACTGCAGGTCCAGTACTGGAAACCAGTTTACAAAGGTGAGAAGACTGAGGGTGGTTCACAAGTTAAAAAATAAGGTTTCATAAAGTTCCTAAATATAACAGGAACAACAATACTATAGTATAAGATGTCTCAACTCTTCGGATTTTCACTCCAGAGAGCAAAGAAGGTTCCTAAGGGACCTTCTTTTGTTCAGAAGGATAGTATGGATGGCTCGCAACCGATTGTCGGTGGCGGGTACTATGGATACTCTGTTGATTTTGATGGGACTATTCGTAATGAATATGAACTAATCACACGTTATCGTGAGATGGTTCTCCAACCAGAATGTGACAGTGCAGTAGATGATGTCGTCAACGAGACGATATGTGGTAACTTCGATGACGTACCAGTCGAACTAGAGTTATCAAATCTCAAAGTATCAGATAAAATTAAAAAGTTAATGCGGGACGAGTTTGATGAAATACTCCGTCTCCTTGACTTCGATAACAGATCTTATGAGATCTTCCGTCGTTGGTATGTTGACGGTAGATTATTCTATCATAAGGTAATAGATCCTGCCGATCCTGGCGCAGGTTTAAGCGAACTAAGATATATCGATCCACGCAAGATTCGTAAAGTTACTGAGTATGAAGCGAAAAAACCGCAACAACTCCAAGGTCAAGTAGATCTTAATCAGCAACTTACAACATCTTCAGCATCATATTATCTCTATAATCCTAAGGGATTAAAGAATGCAGGTAATCAGGGTATGAAAATTGCACCTGATTCAATCACCTATTGTCATTCTGGTATACAGGATCTCAATAAAAACATGGTGCTTTCGCACCTACACAAAGCGATCAAGGCAGTTAATCAACTCCGTATGATCGAAGACTCTCTGGTTATCTACCGACTGAGTAGAGCACCAGAACGTCGTATATTTTATATCGACGTTGGTAACTTACCTAAGAACAAAGCGGAGCAATACCTTCGTGAAGTTATGGGTAGGTACAGAAACAAGTTAGTCTATGATGCCAACACTGGAGAAATCAAAGATGACAAAAAATTCATGTCCATGCTCGAAGACTTCTGGTTACCCAGAAGAGAAGGCGGGAGAGGCACTGAGATCACTACGCTTCCAGGTGGACAAAATCTTGGAGAACTTGAGGACGTCAAATACTTCCAGAAGAAGTTATACAAGGCACTCAACGTTCCAAGCTCAAGGTTAGAAACAGAAACTACCTTTAACATTGGTCGTGCTGCTGAGATTACTAGGGACGAAGTAAAGTTCCAGAAGTTCATCGCACGTCTCCGCAAGAGATTCAGTGAGTTATTCCACGATCTCTTAAAAACACAACTCATTCTAAAAGGTGTTATCACCATTGAAGAGTGGGAGGATATGAAAGAACATATCCAATATGATTACATTGCTGATAACTACTTTACAGAACTCAAGGA